TTTAAGATCCTTCACAAATTTGCATTTGAGGCCCGTTCGCCATCAAGAATTTTAGGATATACTAAAGCTCCTAGCGAACATGAAATGGCTTTCAAAACGCTTAAAGAAGCTCAAGATTATTTAGGTACAAGAACTATTGGTCGGGGCCGTTCGAATATTATTGAATTAGCTCCTGATGACCCCCGTCTTTATTACGAAGCTTTCGGCTTGAAAATTACACCTCAGATGTTAGAACAGCCTTTCAAGCTTTATAAAAAAGAAGGCGGTCTAGTAGTGAATATATTTAAATGGTAATATAGAGGAAGTTTAAACAAAGGAGATATATATCATGGCAAAAAAGAAAATAAAAAAAGCTATTCTAGCCGGTTTGACAGCTTATGCTGCAGCTAAGATGCTGGGCAAAGGAAAGCTAACTGCTGAGCAAGCAGCCGCTGGGGAAAACATCATACCTAAGAAAAAACCATATGCTCATGAACTAGAAAAATACATAAGTTCAAAAAAACCTGAGCATTTAGGTGATACAGGTAAAAGCATGGATTATATGCTTAAAAAACCTTGGTGGAAGTTTTGGAAAGAAGGAGGCAGTATTTCTGCCCCTATTTGGAAAAAACACGGCGGTTCGATTAGAACTGAACACGCTAGAATGGGCAAAATGATCAAGGCTGCTCAAGGCACTTACGCTCACGAAGACGAATCTCTTGGCATGCGTTTAGGAAAAGGTAAAGGCACTGCAAAAGAAAGAGACATGTCTTATGGCAAATGGGGCAACAGAGGCAAAGATTGGGCTAAATCAGGTAAAATGATTAAAGCTGCACACGGCACGGAAGTGAGAACTATGGGTTCTAACCCATTTACTCCTAAAGGCAGTGTAGTTGGTGTTAAAACCAAATTGAATGGTACTGTTAAGACAAGAGTATACTAAATACATACGACTATGGCGGATGTTGAAAAACAAAATCAAGTTCTGGAAGCTGAAGGTCCAGCAACTGAAGAAGAGGTTGCTGTTGAAGTTGAAAGACCTAGCGAAGAGGCTGTCAATGAAGGCACTGAAGAAGGAACTCCTGAAGAGGAATTCTATTCTAATTTAGCTGAAGATCTAGATCATCGTGTTCTTCAACGAATGGCGTCAAAATTAGTCGACGAATATCGAAGAGACAAAATATCAAGAAAAGATTGGGAAATGGGTTATACTCAAGGTTTAGATCTTTTAGGATTTAAATATACGGAGATGACCCGTCCCTTTCGAGGCGCAGCTAATGTTACCCATCCCTTATTAGCCGAAGCCGTTACCCAATTTCAAGCACAAGCTTATAAAGAACTTCTTCCTTCTGACGGACCTGTCCGTTGTAAAGTTTTGGGAGATGAAACTCAAGAAAAACAACAACAAGCCGATCGCGTTCAAGATTTCATGAATTATATGCTCATGGATAAAATGGAAGAATATACTCCAGAAATGGATCAACTTTTATTCTACCTTCCTTTGGCGGGATCAGCTTTTAAAAAAGTTTATTATGATTCAATTATGGAACGAGCGGTTTCTAAATTCATTCCGGCAGAAGATTTAGTCGTTCCTTACTATGCAACCGATTTAACGGATTGCGAACGTATCACTCATAAAATTTCAATGAGTGAAAATGAAGTTCTTAAAAAACAAAAGACAGGTTTTTATCGAGACATAGAACTTAAACCCGTCAATACTGGGCAGAGCGATATTAAGAAAAAATATGAACAGCTGGAAGGTATTGTTCCAACGGCCGATCGAGAAACTAATTTTAATATTTTAGAAATGCATGTGGATTTGAATATAGAAGAATTTACAATGGAAAATCCACCCAAAGAAGTAAAGATTCCTTATATTGTTACTGTAGACGAAGGTTCAAGTGAAATATTATCGATTTATCGTAATTATGAACCTGACGACCCTACGCATAAACGAAAAGAATATTTTATTCATTACAAATTTTTACCAGGACTTGGTTTTTATGGTTTTGGTTTAATTCACATGATTGGTGGATTATCTAGAACAGCAACAACAGCTTTAAGACAACTTTTAGATGCGGGAACACTTAGTAATTTACCTGCAGGCTTTAAATCGAGAGGAATTCGAATTAGAGACGATGACCAACCTTTTCAACCTGGAGAATTTAGAGATGTAGATGCTCCTGGAGGAAATATTAAAGATCAATTCCAAATGTTACCTTTTAAAGAACCTTCAGTAACCTTATTTAATTTAATGGGCTTTGTAGTAACAGCAGGACAACGATTTGCATCCATTACAGATATGGCCACAGGCGCCGATACGCAAAATAGAGCGGTTGGAACGACAGTTGCACTCTTGGAACGTGGTTCGAGAGTCATGACAGCTATTCACAAGCGTTGCTATTACGCAATGCGTAACGAATTTAGATTAATGTCAAAAGTTTTTGCCACATTTTTGCCACCTGTTTACCCTTACGCCGTTTATGGCGCTGACCGAATGGTAAAACAAAAAGATTTTGACGGTCGAATAGACGTGATTCCAGTTGCAGACCCTAATATTTATAGTTTAAGCCAAAGAGTAACACTAGCCAGCGAAAATTTGAAAATTGCGATGTCTAATCCCAATATGCACAATCTTCGTGAAGCTTACAGACGAATTTATGCGGCTCTCGGAACACGAGACATCGATAAAGTTCTAAAACCAGAGCCCCCTGTGGTTCCCAAGGATCCAGCCATTGAAAATATGGAAGCATTACAGATGAAACTTCCAAAAGCGTTTCCTGAACAAGATCATCAAGCTCATATGGATTCCCATACGACTTTTATGGCATCACGAATGGTTCAAGTGAATCCAATGGTCTATGCATTGCTTCAAGGACACGTTTCAGAACACGTCAGTCTTCAAGCGCAAGCAGAAGTGGGCGCTATGATCGATGCTGATCCACAATTACAACAACAGCTTCAACAAGATCCCGAAGGAGCTCAAATTAAAATTGATGGTATGATTGCTCAGCGTTGTGCTGAAATAACAGCACAGTTAGTTCAAAAAGAACAAATGGGTAAACAAAAAGATCCGCTAGTCGCTTTGAAAGAAAGAGAATTGGATCTTAAAGCAATGGATATGCAAAGAAAAGCAACAGAAAGTTCTCAAGATATGGAAATGCAGGATTCTCAGTTTGAAGAAAAAACAGACGTTGATAAAATGAAATTAGAAGAAGATGAGGATCAAGCAAAAGAAAGAATTAGAATTGCTGACGAAAAAATTGATCAAGCGGCAGTTCTCGCTAGAGAAAAGATGGATATGACTCGAGATATTGCAGGTGCAAAACTTGGAGTCGAAAAAATGAAAAGAACGGCTGAAGATAAAAGAACTAAAGTGATGAGTAAGAAAAAATGACACAATCAAAATTAATTACTGTTCCTATTAAAGCAAAGTCTTCTAAAACCCATCCAGAAGTTCATCTCGCTTACATTACAGATAAAGAACAAGATTTATTAATTAAGAAAGATTTATATAAGTCTTTAAAAGGTAAACCTAATAGAGGGCCTGGAGGATTACCAAGTCTTGAAGGAGATTTTGGACCTGGAGGTAAAGGAGCCTCTTACGGAGGCCATGAAGGTCCTGATGTATCAGCTCAGAAAGCTACAGGTGAAGGAGGCCAACAATATTCGAAAACTAAGGGTACAGTTTCTACTGGAGGCGGAACTAAAAAAGCAGGTCTAGCTACAAGTACTATTGGTTGGTTAACTGGAAGTAGTGCTGTTAAAGCTTTAGGTACAGGAATTCAATTCCTTGGTAGTAAATTTAAAAGAAAAGGACCAACTGTAGAAGATACAGCGGCAATGGAAGACGCACCTTTTAATCAACAAAAGAAAATGTATGATTGGGGACCACAGAATGGCGGAGGTGGGAATGTGACAACAGTTACTCAATCCATTGTTAACGCTCCAACAGCAGATAAAGCAGCAGGCTTCGGTCATCAATGGAATTTTCAAGCTTATAACCAGCAAGGTACGACAGCACCAAATGTTTATGATTATACAAAAACCCCTTATGCTAAGAAGGGAAAACTTGTACGTAAATATGC